TCAACATCGCTGACAACAGTATCGGCGCCACTACTGACAACATCTGGGGCGATCAACTTAACGGCTCCTGCGCTCACCTCACTGGCTATGCCTTCGTTCACCACCGCCGCTGGCACCTTCATTATCACCTCGGCGGCACTAACCTCGGTCAATCTACCCGTACTTGCCACAACTGCGTCCACCTTCAACATCACAGGGGGACTCATTGCGTCTATCTTGTTTCCGTCGCTAACAACGGCATCACTAGGGTTCACCATCAACGCAACGACACTTACAGACCTCTCAGTGCCGGTGCTTACTTCCTCTGGTTCGATCTCAATAACCTCGTCGGCAATACCCACCGTTAATCTTCCGGTGCTTGCGTCAACGAGTGGACTCAGCATCCTCGGAGGAGGGGCAATTACATCATTCTCAGCTCCTGCTCTGACAACAATTACTGGGGCTTCAACAATTCAGGCTGCAGCTCTATCATCGCTGTCACTTCCTCAATTGAACAACACAACAGGTTTATTTTCGTTGTCGGCTGCATCGCTTACCTCACTGTCATTACCATTGCTGGCAACTGCTCCAGGGGGTATTTCAATCGCGGCAAACACCTTGCCTGCAATATCCTTGCCAGAACTTACGGGCACCACCGCACAGCTATCCACTCAATGCAGTGCGATGACATCCTTCTCAGCACCAAAGGTAACTTCAGTAGGTCAATTGGGGTTCACCGGTTCCTCAACGCTAACAGTGAGCATGCCCGCACTGACCACGATAACTAGTGGTTGCACTTTTGCTCAGCCAATGGGGGCATTCAATCTACCTGCATTGCTCACATCAACAGCGTGGTCATTCACTACATCGGTAGGGGCTGTCACTGCGCCTTTACTGACAACCTCGACTGCATTATCTGTGACAGGCTCTGGGAATGTTGCGTCTTTCAACTTTCCAGCGCTAACCACTCTAACAAACGGCCTTAGCATCGGTAGTGGTGTGACGATAGGCCCCATGACGTTTGGGGCGTTACCTTCAATAACAAACTTCAATATCCCTACAGGTACGACAGTAGGTAACACGCTGTTCTCGGCAGTAACGGCAATGTCAGGGGCTATTACTATTGCAGGAACAATAGGAACCCTTTCCTTCCCCTTGTTGACATCAATTACTGGGGCGTTTACCGTCTCGGGAACTGCAGGAGCGTTTAGCTTCCCAGAGTTGCTAACCATCTCTGGAGGTATAGGCTGGAGCGGAAGTACTTCTGCTATTACATTCCCGAAGCTGACGACCATAGTAGGTGCTACTTCCATTATTGCAGGTGGCTCGTTATCATTCCCGGCCTTGACATCTGCTGGTACGATAGCGACAAATATTGCATTCACCATGCCACTCCTTCAAACAGCAACATCCTTTAATATTGGGGGGTCTGTAATCACATCACTAAACTTCCCTAACCTCACTTCACTGTCGGGAGGCATCATAAACAATGCCCCACCCTTAACAAACTTCACATCCATCAGTTTGCCAGCACTGACAGGTGCTGTGGGTGCGCTACTAATTGGCAACTCTCAAACTTTGCCTTTGCTGACTACATACGATATTGGAAATCCAACCTCACTGACTGGAAGCCCTGTGTCCCTTTCCTTTGTCGCACAAACGCTTACATCGTTTGTGATACCTGCCAGTGTTAAATCTATAGCCGGAACAGTAGCTTTCATTAGCACGTCGATGACCTCTGCTTCTCTTGATAACATGCTGATTAAGTTAGCTTCACTAGACGGCACTAATGGGACAACAGCTTGGTCAAACAAGACGTTCTCCTCAACAACCACAAACAAAGTTACAGCGGCAAGTGCGGCAGCACGTACCACGCTTCTCGGGAGAGGTAACACACTCTCATTAGGCTAACTAGGACTGGAAACAAAAAACCCCCAACAGATTAGTACCTGTTGGGGGTTTTTTGTTATTCTGACTCCTCCTCTTCTAAAGGGGTAGCGTCCAGCGCTTCTCTAATTTCATTACGTTTCTTACATCTAGCCATAAATTCTATGTCGTCCATATAAAAATCCGTACCAGAAAGCATTCTATCAATTTCTTCATAAGTAAAGAAGTCTTTGTAGATGTCCCTAGTTAATCTATTGCTTAAAGCCATGGTGTGGTTTACATGATTAGCTACATTGTTACCAGGTCCCCCGCTACCAAACTGTACTTGGTGGCACATGATAGTAGTAAATTCATTGATGCTAATACTGTCAGCGCGTAGCAAAGGCAATGTGCCAGCACTAGCAACGTCAGACATAGCATGTACATGCACATGGCAAGCCGCGTTGTTCATCGCCCCAAGTAGTGGTAATATCGCGTGTAGCGCCCCTCCCACAGTTGATATATTCATGGTAAATACATCGTTTTCCTCAGCTTCCTCAAGTACCGCTACAATATCATCAAACTGTTTAGTATCAATAAATTCTTCATCAATATTAACAGTATATCGGATACCATTAGGTACTCCGCGTACTAAGAATGGTTTTATTTCTTCGTGTTTATTCTCCATATTTAATGCCCAGCACCTTCGTACGCTATAATAAGGCTCTTACATAAAGGCCCACGTACAATATGTTCATGTTCATCAAAATCAATATGAGTAGCGTAATCTTGCAACGCTGGTACAGTATCTACCAGACGCATCAAAAACGCAAGGCCGTTAGCTTTAGGTAAACAGCTTTGTGTAACGTCACCACACAGAATCATTTTAGCGCCACCGTTACGAGTAACTATAGACTTAATTTCTTCAATGGAGCAATCTTCACACTCATCTGCAATAATCCAAGTGTGCTTGCCGTAACTCATACCTTTAATAGATTCCAAAGGTTGAAGACTAATGTTACCGTCCAATATAGCTAAATCTACAACAGCTTTCCCAAGCCGCGTATACAGCACATTTAGCATTGGCATAACCCATTGCATCATTTTTTCATTCATATCCCCCTTAGTAAAACCGAGACTTTTACTAGAAGACATAGCTGGTCTAGCTAATACTATTCTAGAAATCCTTCCAGATTTAAAAGCGTCTGCGGCGTGGGAGCAGGCTACGTAGGTTTTTGATGTTCCTGCATAGCCTGTTGCTACTACTAAGTCATAGTTTCTTATTGCTTCAAAATACTCTGCTTGTCTTTCGTTAAGAGGTACAATAGGTGCTAGTGCTATTTCCCGTTTTGCTGCTGCTATGAATTTCTCGGGTTTAGCTGGTTTAACTTCTTCTCTAGGCTTTCTATTTCTGCGAGGGCTACGACTCATTTAAAGTCCTTTAGGTGGGTTGAAAAAGTGGTACAACAAACTAAGTATATTACAAATACTGCATAAAGTCAAAGAGTAAATTTTCAAACGGTTAGAAAAATTTCATCATTGACCCTAGCTAACTCAACTAGTATAATTAGTAATATTAAATCACTGGAAAAATTTACCTCCTATGTGACTAATAACCAATTGAAAAGGCAAGAATGGATAAATATGAGCGATAAAAAAGTGCTACGGATAGATAGTGCGTTTACTAAATCTGCTCCTATGGAAAGCGAAGACCAGTCAATCTTTATCGAAGGCTATGCGAATACCGTAGATATTGATAGATCAGGTGATGTAATCCTAGAAACAGCTTGGGCCCCAGGTATAAAAAATTACCTTAAAAACCCTATTGTATTAGCATACCACGATCACGATGACCCTATTGGCCGAATGGTTGACTATAAGGTAGACGCAAAAGGTCTATGGGTTAGAATTAGAATTAGCCCAGCAGCCGGTGAGGTATATAACCTAATTAAAGACGGAGTTCTGACCGCTTTCAGCGTAGGATTCTGGGTAAAAGATGCCACTTACGATTCAGCAAGTGACATATTTGTAATTAAAGAGATAGAACTAATGGAAATCTCTGTAGTTAGCGTGCCGTGTAACCAAGAAAGCACGTTTTCACTAGCAAAGTCTTTTGAGTCTGCAGTAGATCTCGAAAGTTTTAAAAACCAGTTTGTTTCAAAGGCTAACCCTGATAATAGTCAAGAACCTAAAGAACAAGCGAATGATATCAAAACAAAAGGAACTTTTAGTATGACACCAGAAGAAATTCAAGCAATGATCGCTAAGCAAACTGCTGAAGCAATCGAAAAAGCAAGTAAAGAACGCGCAGATACAGAAACTAAGAAATTAGCAGAAGTAGCAGCTGAAAAAGCTTTAAATGACAAAATCACAGCATCAGTAGCAGCTTCAGCTAAAGCAGCTGAAAGTGGTGCAGAGCTATTGCTAGCAGAAATCAAATCACGTGCAGAAGCACAAGAAGCATCTACCAAGTCCATCTTAGACGGTTTGCATGCTAGTATCAAAGAAAAATCAGCTGAATTAGAAGCTATCACTAAATCGAAAATGCGTTTCGATACTAGTGGTGATATCGAAAAAGCACTTAACGATAAAGAAATCGAAACTGCTGTTCTGTTGAAGACATTCATGAACAAAGGTGCTATCGGTGACACTAAGTTTGGTAAGCAATTGTTAGAAAAAGCTGGCGCTCACGTTCCAGGCGCAGTACCTTGGGAACAACAAGTTTCCTTGAATATGGAAAGCGAAATCCGCAGACGTTTGGTAGTTCAATCATTGGTTCGCCAAGTTGCTATGCAAACAAACGTTATGAAGATGCCATTGAACCCAATCGCAGGTCTGGGTACATGGGTAACTAACGCACAATTTGGTACAGGTAACTCATCTGGTGCTGCTCAAACTCATGCATTGGCTGAAATCACGCTAAGCGCGTACAAAGTTGCAACAAAAGAATATTTGGCTTACGAAGAAGAAGAAGATTCATTGCTTGTTCTATTGCCAATTATTCGTGATGCAATGGTCCGCCGTGTAGCTCGTTCAGTTGACTTAGCCTTCTTGCGTGGTGCAGGTACCGGTGCTGACCCAGTTAAAGGTCTAGCAGTATACGCTACAGCTAATACTACTAGCCCAGTGGCTACAGCAATCACAGTAGCTAAACTGCGTGAAATGCGTAAAAACCTTGGTATCTTCGGTCTAGACCCTTCAGAAGTAACTTACGTTGTTTCTCAAGATGTTTACTACGATTTGTTAGATGACCCAGTATTCCAAACAATGAACCAAGTAGGTGTACAAGCTACATTGCTAACTGGTCAAATTGGTACAATCGGTAACTCACCAGTTATCGTTTCTGGCGAATTCGAAGATAAAGCAGCTACTAAAATTGGTGCTATCGCAGTTAACACAAGCAACTTTATCGCTGGTAACCAACGTGGTCTGCGTTTTGATACTCAATCAGACGCAGAAAATCAACGTAACATCCTAGTAGCTTCATTGCGTACTGGTATGACTCAGTTGACTTCTACACAAGGTCAAGGCGTTTCTAAATTGACTTGGATTGCTTAATTTATAAGTAGATAGATAGTGGGGCTTCGGCCCTACTATTTTATAAGCGCATAATGTGTGCTTATAAAATAGTATAAAAAGGAAAACTATGCCAAATAACTTAATAACTCTATCAGAAATAAAAGCTTATCAGGGCGTAACGAATACTAATGGCGATGCGGAACTAAACTTTCTTATCCCGAAGGTTAGCGCATTTGTTAAAAGCTATATTGGTAGAACCTTAGTAGATCATTATACAGCTGGAAAAGTAGAGTTATTCTCAGCAGTAGCTAGTGACTTGTTTCTAAAAGAATCTCCTATAAACATAATATCCTCAGTAGAATACTCAACTGACTACGGGAAAACGTTTATACCTATGGAAGAATTCGTAGGGTACGCTAGAAATGACGAGGACTCTTCAATATCTTTAATAGGAGTAACTTCCTACACAAAGAAAACTAATTCAGTAAAAGTAACTTATACTGGTGGCTATAGCGAAACCCCTGCAGATTTAAAATTAGCAGTATTAGACTTACTAGTTTACTACCAAAAAGCTGAAATGGCTGTAAAGTCCACAAGAGCAGCTGGAGCTAATAACGCCCAGATAGAGTATGTGACTAATAGTACTATACCTTCGCATATACGCAGAGTTTTAGACTTATATAGATTAGACTTATGAACAAAATAGCAGAAGGCATATTCGGTAGGTTATCAGATATACTGAGATCTTCTGCTGATGATCTCAAAGATTTCTCCGCAGTAGAAACTACTCAGGAAGACTGCGAAGTTACACAAAAAAGACAAGTACTAAGACGAATAACTGTACTAGTTGACGGAGATGCTGCCAAGATTAAAGAAAGCATTTCTAGAAGAGACTTCAAGGTAGTTAGTGATGACATGCTTAAAGAAGTAAATGAGATGTTTACTTCTATTATTAGAAACGAAAAACCTAAGTCCAAAGTAAAAAAGCCTGTAAAGAACCAAAAGGTAACTATTAGGAAACCCAAAGCATCTTTAAGGGATACTTCTGGAAAGTTCCTAAGTTTAGTAACTTTAAGAGAACTACTTAATAAAGGCTTGGCTGAACAAATACAAAGTAATATGGGTAAAGGCAACGCTAGGTCGATATTAAATTATAGATCAGGCAGGTTCGCCAAAAGCGCTACAGTAAAAGAACTTACTAGGACAAGAGATGGTGCTGTAACAGCATTTTATACGTATATGAAGTATCCGTATAAAACTTTTGAACCAGGTTATGCACAAGGTATACCTCTAACAAGAGACCCTAAGTTGTTGATATCTAAAAGTATACGCCAGTTGGCTATTGAGCTAACTATAAACAAATTTAAAGTGGAGTCTCGATGAGTTCAAGAACAAAAATAGTAGAGGCTCTTACATCGCAACTTAAAAATATTTCTATATCTAACGGCTATGCTACTGACTTATATGGGTCTGTGCTATCCAAAAACAAATTCTGGGATGAAGTAAACCAGTTTCCTACTATATGTGTAGTAGGCGGACAGGAAGAAAGAGAATACCTTCCTTCTGGGTTTACATGGGGACTATATGGCGTAACTGTAAAAGTGTACGTTAAGGACGGGGATGATCCGGCCCCGAAACTAGAGGATCTTATCTCTGATGTAGAGAAAGTTTTATCTAATAGTATTAGATTAGAATATCAAACAGGTAGATGTACTGCAGATGTTAAAGTCGTATCTATTAGAACTGATGAGGGATTGCTATCCCCTTACGGTGTAGGAGAAGTAAATGTTAGCGTTCAATATCAAGTATTATAATCACACGATTGATAATTGTCATATTAGTTGATTAATTAATACACTAAAATAAGGAAGTAAGATGGCAGAATTTAATCTAGTAAGGAATACCCGTGTATTCTTCACAACAAATGTAAGTCAGGCAACAGGTAGAATCCCAACTAGTGGAGCAACCTTTACCGCAGCTAATACAGTAGAACTTCAAGTTCTAGATGGATTTAGCTTTAAACAAGCAACACAAACGTCAAGTATTCAACTTAAAGAAGCCGGTGAAACTCCATCGCGTGGTCAACGTACCTTCAACGTATCCCTTGATCCTGTAGACTTTTCGTTCTCTACGTATATTAGACCATTCCTCAATGCAGGCGTAGTAAGTGCAGAAGAACAAGTTCTTTGGAACGCCCTAATGTCAGCTAAGCCAATTGATACAGTTGGTGTAACACTTGGTGGCACAAACTCAGCTACAACAGTTGGTGGTACATTAACTGGTCTAAGCAGAGCTAATACAGCTACAAACGTGGCTACTATCGCTATCACAACAGCTATATACACAGGTACCCCACTAGTAGTTGGTGATATCATCACTGTTTCGGGATGCACTGGTGCTAACGCAGCAGAGTGGAACGCCCCAGCTAGAGTTAGTGCATTATCTGGTACAGGCATTACTGTCGAGTACTTAACTGCCCCTTCAGTAGCATCGGGTACTGCACCTGTTGGAGCTACAGCAATTAAACTGTTCTACGGTGCTTGGACTTCTAATGCCGCTACAGGCACTACTGCTGCTTTCGGTATGACACACTTTGGTGGTTCTAACAAGAATCAATTGCAAAAATTTGGTATTATCTTCGCTGTTGACGGCGCGCTATACGCAGTCGATAACTGTGCCATAGATCAAGCAGTTATCGACTTCGGTCTTGACGCTATTTCTATGATTGCATGGACTGGTAAAGGTACTGCATTACGTCAGTTACCAAGTACAGCCATTCTTACTGGTGCTCCAGGTACTTCAGCTACCTTCTCTGGTGCAGGTAATGCAACAGGTGTTAGTACAGCTACTAATACTACAGCCCCTTATATCACTAACAAATTATCTTCAATGAAGTTAGTCAGTGGTATTCAAGGTAATGCTGGTGTATCTTACACCGTAGCCTTAACTGGTGGTAGCTTGACTATTGCCAATGGTATCCAATATATTACTCCAGCTAACTTAGGTGTTGTAAACACTCCAATTGGTTACTTCACTGGTTCACGTAGTATTACTGGTACAGTTAGCGCATACTTGAAATCTGGTACAGCAGCTAACCCTAACTCAACAGCCGTATTGCTAAACGATATCTTATCTAACATTAGCTCAGCTGCAGAAACTAAGTTCCAGCTGCAAATCGACGTAGGTGGTCAATCAAATGCAGTTAGAGTAGAATTGGACATGGACGGCTGTATGTTACAAGTTCCAACTATCGAAACAGCTGATATTATCTCAACAAACATTGGGTTCACAGCTCAAGGTACAAGTGCTCTAGTAGCCGATCAAGCCTACGATTTAGGTAACACTAATGACTTAACTGTTCGCTACTTCTCAGCGTAATTTTGTAGTGCTTTAAGAGTGGGTGGATACGCCCACTCTCTTTTCCAACCCGTTATAACCATTATTATTAGAATAGGATACATTCCATGTCAGATCAAATCTTAGATATCAAATCACTTATTAGTGAATCAAAAGGCGGTACATTAGATTACCCAGGCCTTTCAGGTTTTAAACTTAAATTATCGTTTCTTTCTAGAGAGACTTTAACCAAAATCCGTAAAAAAGCTACAGTAATAACTTTTAAACGCGGCGCTTCAGTAGAGACTGTAAATGACGACACGTTCTTACAGCTATACACTGAAGCGGCAATCAAAGGTTGGGAAGGGTTGACTCTAGGTCATCTTTCTACCTTAGCACCAATCCCAGAAGTGGCAAAAGAAGATACAGATAAAACTGTAGCTTATAGCCCTTCAAACGCCTTTATGATGATGAAAAGTTCTGCCGACTTTGATAGTTTTGTATCTGATGCAGTTACAGACCTACAAAATTTTCGGAACGCCAGTGGGACGAAGTAACTAGGCAGCTTAATTCATACTTTATGAACGACTCTTTGTCAATGACTAAAGAGTCGTACTATGAAATGTGTGATATGCTTGGTAACGAGCCTAATCCAGATGAACTACCTGTAGAATTTTCAGACTTATACACAGATATACAAGAAGCTTACTATATCTATATAATGCTACAAGATACTTGGGATCAGATGAATGGCACGTACACTGGTAAAAACTTTTCCGGACTACTAGATATCTTAACTCTACATGAAGTAGAGGATAAAAAGCAGTGCTTCTTACTACTTAGAAAAATAGATGAAAGTAGAATGAAAGCACTAAAGGCTAAGAAACAGGCCATACCTAAACCAACCTAGTAATACAGGTTGGTTTTTTATTATCTGCGTATTTGTTCTGATTAAAAAATAATCATTGACTTTTAACGAAGCTAGTAGTATAATTAGGTAAATAACGAGTATGTAAACTTTATTTCTGCTAAAGGAAAATTATGGCTGAAAAAATAGAGATCTCGGTTACCAGTAATGGTAGTACCGAATCCGAAACGAAGAAAGCTAGGGAACTAGCAAATGAATTAAATAATGCTGCAGCCGCAGCAGATCTTGCAGCCAGAACGGCCGCAAAGATAGACAAAGCTAATAATACGCCTAGGTCAAGAGGATCAAAAAAGTCTTATAGTGATAGCTTGTTAGGTGACGATAGTGAGTCCTACAGAAAACAGCGGGGTACTACTGGTTCTGGTTCCGCAGCTAGAGATTTCTCTAGAGAAGCAGCTGGACTTGGGGGATTAGTACGTATTTACGCTACATTTGCAGCTAATATCTACGCTCTATCTACTGCATTTAACTTGTTAAGTAGAGCTGCAGATACTTCTAATATGGTCAAAGGTTTAGATCAATTAGGTGCTGCTAGTGGTAGAAACCTTAACGGGTTAGCTAAGCAACTTATAGCAGCAAGTGATGGCGCTATTTCTCTTAAAGACGCAATGGCAGCTACCGCAGCCGCGTCCGCAGGCGGACTAACTGGCGACCAGCTTATAAGAATTACGAACGTAGCTAAAACTGCTTCTCAGGCTCTTGGTAGAGATATGCCAGATGCTTTGAACAGATTGACTCGCGGTATCACTAAGATTGAACCAGAATTACTAGATGAATTAGGTATTCTTGTAAAAGTAGAAACGGCTAATCAAAATTACGCACGTAGTTTAGGTAAAACCGTAGGTGCTTTAAGCGATTTAGAAAAGAGACAAGCTTTTGCAAATGAAGCTATTACTCAAGGTGAAAAGAAGTTTAAGGATATTCAGTTAGCCGCTAACCCTTACGCTAAACTGTCTGCCTCAGTACAAAACTTAGCTCAATCTGGGCTTGAATTAGTAAACAAAGTATTAACGCCTATAGCAGATATATTAGCTTCTAGCCCTACAGGGTTAGTCTTAGCTATAACTGGTTTGAGTGCTGTACTGTTTAAACAGGCTATTCCAGACGTAAAAGCTTGGAGAGACAGCCTACGTGATGCCGAAAAAGAAGCTGGAAAGACAGCTATAGAAGCCTCTGCTAGAGCTAAAGCTTTAAGAGACATAAATACTGGCGAAGCTAAGAAAATAATTCAGCAGTCTATTGAAGATAAGAAAAGAGAAGCACAAGAGTATGTAGCTGCAGAGAGAGTAAAACTTAACGCAGCTATTAAAGCAGGATTACCAGAAGGTAAAGCCTTTAAAACTAAGTTCGAAGACAATCCAGATAAAGCTACTGATTTACTTAATGCTCAAATTGGTGTAAAAAGAAATGCGATAACCAAAGCTAATAGAGACTTACTGACTATTGAAGATGAAGCTAATCGTATATCTAAAGAACGTTCCATTAACGTGAATAAAGCTAAAATCAAGTCTTTAGAGGAAGCTATAAAAATTCAGGAAAGCTTAGTTCAGGGAAAGCTTGACAGAGAAGCCGTTATTTCCAATCTGGAAGTCGAACAAGCAAAAATTACAGAAACTAGAAAAATCTCTACTTTATCACAGCTTTCTGCAGATAGATCAGCTTTAAAAGCAAGAGAACGTCAAGAATCTTTAAAAATATTAGAAACTATATCTGAGACCAGTAAGGCTGAGGGTTTCAAGGCAGCTATTAGCGAAGCTAGCGCTAGAGTAACAGCTTCTGGTTTAGGTAAAGTAGCACAAGCTACTACAATGGTAAAGGCAGGATTTATTGCTACAGCCGATGCCGCTAAGGGAATATTTGCTGCGGTAGCTCCGTGGCTGCCTTGGATAATAATGGGTTTCACAGCATTAGCGTACGCAGTTGAAAAACTTAGTGGCAACTCTAAAGAAGTCGCAAAGTTAGATAGCTCTATGGAAGCCCTACAAACTAGCATTAAGTCAGTAGGCTTGGTACTAGATAATATATCAGATAAAGGTGTATTAGCGAATCTAACTGTAGACTCTATTCAAGCAAAGGCCACAGCATTTACAGATTTATCCGCTTCATTAAAGAAAGTAGTTAAAGACTTAGATTCAGCTGATAAAGCTGCTACTGGTTTTGGTAAATTTATGGATGGTTTCAAATCTGTATGGGGTGGCGATTTAAGATCTAAAGCCACAGAAAATGTAGTTAACTCATTGGTTGCATCTTTAAAAGCAGCCGACGGTACAGTTAGAGAAAGCTTAAAATCTAGCCTATCAGAGGTACTGAATACTACTGACTTAACCGCAGAAGGTATTCAAAAAGCTCTGGAAAAAGTGGATAGCCCAGACCAACTGAAGACGAAGTTTTTCGAGTTATCTAGAGTACAGGAACAGTCAAGCGCAAGCACACTGAAGCAGTCAAATTCTTTAGTGACTTTAAGAGATAACTTGAGTAATGTAGCAAAAATATCTGGCGATATAACTACAGCTTTAATGCCTACAGATAACTTTTCTAAGTATGCTATAGGTGTAACTACAATTGCTACTTCTATGGGAGACGCTATTCAAGATACTGGTAACTCATACGCAGCACTTTTAGAAATAACATCTAAGCCAAGTAACTTAGCTGCATTTTCTCAGGAAGCAGCCCTTGTACTACTTGAAGAAAAAGTAACTATAGATAAACTTAAAACGTCTCTTGGAGAGTTGGAAGCTATAGAAAGCAAAAGAAGCAAGGCCAAAGCAGCTAATAAAGTATTACTAGCGTCTAAGCAAGACGGGGATAAAACTACTAGAACCAGCAACGATTACGAAGCTAACTTAAGATTCTTGGAAATAACTAAGAATAATAAACAAGCTATGGATGTTGAGACTAAGAAACTTAACGACGCGTCTACGGAAAGCCTGAGAAA